CGACCTAGTTTATTTATAACTAGACACTCAAGGGGGGTCCTCACGGAACTCTTTAGAGTGGCGACTCAATAAAAATAGAAAATTCTCTCTATATAATTAATTATAAAGTCATCGTTAATTTTGAGATTTTATATACCACTCTCAGCTTGACAGCTGGTGATAGACTCTTAGACGAAACTAATAATCGAAAACGCCTTATTTTTATATTTATTATTACTTACTCAAGGGATGGTGCCCATGAGTCTATATATTTTTATTGGGGAAGTCTCAAGAAATTGCATGCTCTCCACACCAAATCTTATCATTTTTACATCCATAACATCCTTCGTAAAGATGAAACCGACACATTCTCTATTAATGAAGACTGATTTCACATCATCAATCCAAAAGTACTCTATTTCAAATTCGCTTATAATATCTATAGATTCACTGGTTACTAATCTACAATCTTTGAAATTTTTTAAATCTTTCTCTTCCCATTCCACTATATTACCATTTTCACATGCTGATCTGTACCCATCATGCGTTGTGAATACAAATGGTGTCAATTTTTCTGAATTTTCAATTTGTTGTAAGCCAAATTCGCATTTAGTCTTTTCGTCCACTGTAAACCAAAACTGTATGGTGAAGATTCTTTTTAAGTCGTCAATTCTTCCATTCGTTAAAACTTTCAACCTCAGGTTGCACGGTAAACCTAACGAGAAGTCAGCCACGTGATAACATCGGTACACACCCATCAAATCTTGATCTGGGTGTCTCTCAACTCTCGTGGTTGGAATTCCTACTCCAACACTCTGCATTCTAGTATGTATGATTGGTAAGGTTTTACTCGTAAGAAAAATTTTTCATTCAATGTACTGAAAGTCTCAGTGGTGAAGAAAAATTGTAAGAAGTCTAAAGACACTTCAAATTTATCCTTGCCTGGAATTCTTCTTTCAATTTTCACTTCGACCAGGGTATTTAATAATGCATGTCTCACGTTATCCAAAAGATCTGTGGCGAATACCTCTTCTATAAATGTTTCAAAAACATTGATTGTCACTGAATCACCAACTTCTAAGTCTTGAAAGTGATACAAATCTGTGAAATGCGTCTTCAAAAACTTTAAGACGAAGATTAATGCCCTAGCCCTTAGAAGATCCAGAACCACTTGCGATTGCTTGTATTCAGTCACTAGATAATCTTCCATAGGTTGTATAACATCCTTTGGAAGTTTGAGTTTAAATATTGACTTGAATAATTTATAATTGCCCCTGTACTTCAAGGTTTTTATATCTCCATCGAGCAAGAACGTGCTGCAATCTTCAAAAATCCTTTGTGCTTTATCTAAGTGACTTATCATTAACGACTTCATTGTGTGCACATTGATTTCTACCAGAGTCATCAATCTGTTGCCTTGTTCTTGTAAATCTTCTCCCATCCTTTAACTTACTTCACCTTCCTCAATGTTGATGTCTCTGTCGGAAAAGAAATGATTGTATACACAACTGCCGATATATGCGCAAACCACCCCTAGTGTTATGATTAACAAGGCTATGATTATTGCAAGTCCAAATTCATCAGCCAGCATATCACTTATTCATATGTTGACGCTGAACCTTTCATCAAACAATTTCCTAAACGCCACAACATTAGCGAACATACAGTGAATGTAACACAAAGCCGCGTACGAGCTCATTTCCGGTAATCCATGTCTCTTGCAAATCAACCTATCCACTGCAAGACAAGTTGTGTCAAACCGGTAATAATACATCAAATCTTTATATGATATGAATCTTTCCTTTAGGATTGTACCTTCCTCAAAATCTGACCTTCGGATCGGGTTGGACAACTTCTCGAACATCCTCTGTGCATCTGGCACCACTCTAACCTTCCCGTCATCAGTGAAGATATATTTTGAGCAAAAGTATGGTACGCTATTCATTAAAAACTTTGCTTCAAAACCAAAATCTTTATTTATCTCAGCGGTAACATTGGGTAATGGTTTCTTTGAAAAGATCAACGAGTCATCACCACTGACCAACATTAAATCTATGTCGTCCAAATTATATTGAGATAACAAGATGCCCATAGTCACTAAGGTGTTCGACAACCAAGTGTTTGGTGATCCTGTTCGTCGTTGAGCCCCTAGCTCTCCACTCACCCCACAGGTTCCAGTATATCTCGTGAAGTATTCCGTCAATTTGATGTTGTCATACATCTCTTCGGAAAACTTAAACACCTTATATATTATTTCTTCGTATACCTTGAACAACACACCTTGAGATTTGTCAAACATTCTAAAATCGATCTCCGTGGTGTGATAAGCCTCCACAGGCATAGGTAGTGTGCTCCCTATCAAGTCGGCTAAGGTCATTAAGTTCATGCCCGAATACATTATTATCTTCCCTTTCAAACAATACACAATCCTGTCAAAAATTTCTAAGAACAAGGGAGAATAGAAAAGATTTATGCAGTTCTTGTAATATATTATGTTAGAAGGTGGATCATATTGGGAGTAACTTGACATATCCATCTTTGGTTTCATGTCCCCTTTTATCATGAAATTTAAGGGTTGAAATTGTTCGACAACCAATCTGTGGTTCATCGACCTTTTTAATTTTCCGTATCTCATACCATCCCTAGTGGTCAACCATTCGCCTAATTTATTTAAATCGGGTAAGACTGGATCATAGTTCTCAAATAACTTGGTAAAATCAAATGCTTTGAACAAACTATGACTCAATCTCTCTGCAGTTTTCAACACGTCTAATTTTTCATTAACTCTGGGAGCCGAAAAGTTCCTTTTACTTAATGATATCAACGCTTGCTTCCAAGTATCGGGTCGACTTCTTTCGCCCTTACCCAATAAATTTGATACAATATACTCACCAGGTTGATAAATTTTTGTTTTGTTCAATTTGATGTCAACATCTTCCAGATATGGCATCTCGAAATCATGATATTCAAACAACAGCGTTCTGTGAATATACTCATAAGCGCTGAGATTAGGATTTACCAAGGACATAAATTCATTGATTGCGAAAAAATGAGATGCTGGTGGGCGACTAAACCCCTTAAAAGTTTTCACGAAATCGAGATTTAAATTGTAAATGCTAAACATGCTGTTTAAACATGTGTTCTTTAATCACATAATCTTGAACGCTGTTTATAGCACTGACTCTCTCACCAATTTTATCAAACATCTTATCGGTGATAACTCGGTATCGAAGACATTTCGTGTGTCGCGAAATACTGACCACAAATTGATTGATATTTTCATAAATAGGGTTATCATATTTACGCAACCGATATAGATAGACATGAGGAAATGTTCCTCCTTGCACTTCATGGACTGTGTTGACACACATCCCTGTCAATCTTGCCTTTTGTATCGCTTGATCAATCTCCTCTCTCTCAGGCCTAGTGAAAGATATATTTTTACCATTACCATCGAAACCATAAGTGTCGACCGAAGTGATAGGCTCAACTTCCATTGATCTTAGAACGTTCCTATTATCTCCAACAGGGTACACACCGTTGGGATATAGCAAATTCCCAGTGTCATCCTTCAAATTGGACAATAAATAGCAAACGTCAACGGGACATCTATATGAAATATTGTCATCAATAGTTTTGAATGTCAAATAAATGTCCTTATGATATCTGCATATGGTATTGGCCACTCTATTTATGAATGGAATCTGATTCCTGTCACCATAACAACGAATGGTATTGCAATCATAAAGTGCACACACAGACAGCCATTCCCCGGAATGCACCATAAAGATCTCATCACAATACAATTTATCTATCTTATTCACTTCATTTTTCATTAAAATGGAATCATAAGTAAACGCCAACTTTGAAGCACCAGATACACCCCTGCTCCGAAGTTTCTGCACTATTTCTCTCTTCCCATTCGAGGTGTGGGTTAAAGCCACTGATATCTTCTTATTCTTTAAGTCTTCTATCAAATTGTTCACGATCTCTGTGGTCTTCCCAGCCCCAGGTGGTTTGTTATAAAATATCACATCTTTATTTCTGATTGATGCTATATTGTCAGCCTTCGTCCTAATAACGGATTCCAAAGCTATACATCTTTTGTTGGCGAACATCCCGATGAGCTCATCACTACAAATCTGTACACCAGATTTTACAGTGTCAAAATCCACCAACTCATTCTCGTGTGTATATTTGCACTCCGCCTCTAAAGTGGTGAAACCGTGGTCTTTCTTGCCAAGTCTATACCAGCTTCTACTGTCCAACATCGCATACAAAGAAGAGTCATCTAAATAATTCCTTAAATGCCAAATAGCGTCACGAACAGATTTGGTCTCTAAATTCAGTTCGTAGTACTTCCTAATAGCACCGTTTAACCTCCCCATCTCGTCATGTAATTTCTTAGCCTCCAGATGGTAGAATTCTTTTACACTGTCTAGTAAATCATTCCCCGTTTGTACGAAATCCAAACCATCACTCTTTGGGAATATCAACAGCGCATGGCTAAGGCTAAAAGAAACATTACATTCAATTTGAGTTCTGTCTAAAGTTGGGTTTAGCAACGAAAAATTTAAACCATCGACCCTATCCTCTGCGCAATTTGATTGAAAATTGGATAAGGTGGATAGGTCGCGTGATTTATCGTACACAACTTTTCCTTTATGATCCAATTCCACTTCCACATCAGAATTACACTGCTCATTACCGACACGACAGATTTCAGCTCTATCTGAAAAATCCTCGCTTTCGTCTTCGGGCTTGTTATTTGGTTTTAAAAATCGCGATTTGTCAAATCTCTCAACAAAAAGCTTCTTCAACTTTCTATATTTCATGGTAGGATTTAGTCTGTCCAATTCCTTACCATAGCTAATTAGAATATTGGCTCCAACACATATCGATTTAACGTATCTCGCAAAAGACGTCAAAAGATAAAATGTTATAATGAACGATAAACCCCACTTGATATCGATCAACATTAAGATCAAACTGATAGAGCAAAGTCTCTGAGTAGTCATACTTGTCAATTTAACAACTTGATCTTTAAGCAATACATCTTTGGCTATTAAATTCGTAGCAGCGGGTTTGAATCTTTCTTTATCTGAAAAGTACAATTTTATACTGCTTCCCAAATTTAATTCGGCCGCCAGTTTAATTGGTAAAGTTATTATACCAGGTAAACTAGGTGTCATAAGCATGAAACCGATCGATCTAGACATGCTCTCCCCCCCAATCAATTTGCTTTCTCTACCATAACATGACATGTAAGCGTAGTAAATTGAAGAAATTAATGTTCTGAATATGCTCACGTCTCCTACCATCAGCGCAACAAAGATATTAACCGCGTTGAAAGACACATTTTTGATAATATAGTTCAAACCATCTTCCTCAAAAATCAGATCAAAATAGAACTTGCAAAATTCCTTCACTCTTGTGCCACCTACTTTGCACATATTAAGGAACTTCTCAATTATTGAGCAACATTTATATTTCAAACGGTTCAAATGGTACAAAAATTTTTTGAACCTAGGAAACACAGACTTTAAATTTAGTGTGTAGAAACGAAAATACTTGCTTCCTCCACCGATACTAGCCAGATCAAATAAAGCGTTCAAATCTACATCTTCTTCATCAGTCTCCAGGTGATACGTTTCGGAGATCTTTGATGTATCTCTTAAAACGTACATGTGCTCTTCTTCCTTTAATAACTTATCCAGTTTTTCTTCAAAAGATCGGTTGGTACTAGAGAATTTGTTCGAAACCAATTCAAATATCCTCTTGAACCTCAGCCCAATCTGTCCTGGTAATTTATTGACACCGGATTTGAGGAAGTTTATCACATCCATCACTAAATTTAAAAATATAGAAAAGGTCAACAGTCCTTTCTCTCTCAAGTACCCCCATATCGCACATATGAAGTTGCAAAATTTTCCACATTTTTTATTATCCTTACAAAACCAAGAAAGAACTTCATATATACGCTGATAAAACCTGTATGATGTAATATACATCAATTCTAATGAAGGTGTTGGACTTGAATTTCCCCCCCTTAGATTGAGGATGTCATTCATAACATCTTGCATATCCGGATTGAAAAACTGTTGATGTTCCGCCGTTTTGTTCTCCAGATTGTCAACCATCTTCTCTTCAAATTTTTTGAATTTCTGTATGGATTCGGACAACACATTCTTCCTCTTTCCCTCATTGATAACGTTTACGGTTGGCACGAAATTGTATTCACCTTCCTGCGCATAAACACCGCAACTTTCACTATTGACCTGTTCAAGGACAGATTCTGGAGTCAAAAATTTTAGAACACTTTCAAAATATTTTTTGGTCCAATTGTTTACCCTCTTTAAAATCACACATATTACCTTAGCAATATACCGCAACAATGACGGGGCATAGAAGTCCAGGTTAGCAAGTTTTGCGGATCTGTGAGCCTGTTCCCTTAGGCTCAAAGCACATCCTGCCAAGGCACCTATGAATCCGGCGACAGCCTTAGGATTCATGTCACAGGTGATTTGAGTGACCTTCCCTCCGCGGATTGACACACTTTTCCTAGCTCTGTGTTGAGACAGAAGGTATTCGTAAGCCTTCTCGTCGAGCTTCAACACTGTATTCATCGCATATTCAATCATGTGATGATAGGTTGACTTTTCGACCTTGATGATTTCCATAGTCACTTGTTTGTCGTATCCCTCGACAGGTACTCTTATTTGTAATTTATCAGTCTCAGACCTATTATAATGCGTCTCCAATCTGTAAATTCCAGTGGGCATATCCACGCAGGCTACAAGAGAATAGAAGTGCAGCTGCTTTCTTGAATTCTCTAGAGTCTTCTTGTAAATAATTCCGTCCACCTCAAAAATTTGAGTTGCAAGTATATTTTTTAAATTCTCCCTATCATGATAGTACGCCTCACCTGAATCACCATATTCGTACTTGACCTTATTGTCGATCACGCGCACTCTCACAGAATCGTCAAATAACAGCACATCACAATTGTCGTCATAGATTTCAGGCGGAATGATCATAGAGAAATCGTACCTCTTAGCTTTATGTGACACTAGTGCACTGGCCATATCGTGAAGAGTCATATCATAGACTTGAACAGATATAATGTTTGGGTACACCACATCACAATCTTGAACAAGATTGCAACACATGGTAACTCTTTCATCTATACCTTTCATTTTATCCAATTGAAGACTTCTGGTCATATGCCTGTGAGCATCTTTAACGTCCACTACAGGAGAGCAAACATGCACATCAGCTACCATCTTCTTCAAATGGTACACTACGTTACCTCCTGCATCAATAAATTGCCTGTTATTGCAAGACCTGGCCAACAAGAAATTCTCTGTATGTCTCATTGCCGTCGCCAGGGGATGTGACGAATAAGACGAATCTTGAAATTCATAATTTATCTCGGGAAAAAGCTCCGTTAATTCTCTCTTCTGCCTGTTGTTCAAGCATGTAGATATGACGATATCTTTATTCTTAGCACATTGCTTATTTATCATATCAGACATTCTGTTTGTTAGATTGTTCATTAATGGATTGTCCCCTCTTAAAGTTGAAGTCGAGACCACTCCAGTACAAAGCTCATCGAACAATATTTCGATGTTCTTGATGAGGTGATCTGATTCAGCTTCTATCCTAACTCCCACTTTACTGCCGTACCTTATAACTTGTTTTCCACCATGAAGATTGCCATCGTAATGGAGTAGTCCCGGTCCTGTGGTTTTTAATCTACCTTGCATAGTTTGGCCTAAACCACAAGACACCAGAAATCCATAGTTTAATTCAGGGAACGGTATTAACTCCCTGGGCATAGCAATCTTGGCTCTGGAAAAGATTTTTATCCAGCAATATTGATTCGGATGAGACTTGTAACGGGTACCATACGGAGTGATACACTCCCCATGGATTACGTATTTACCATTATCCAAGGTGGCGTTATACATATTTCTGATAGCTTGCCTATCGTTTGGTATGTTATACACTTCACCCCTGACGTTGGTGACGACGAAGTACTCCCTTCCATTCAGATCAATTTTCAAATCAATTTTTGCAAAGTGGGTCTTTAGATTCCCTTTGTCAACCAATCTGACAGGTCGAGCAGACGCATTAACGCCCACTTTGCTAATACAAAATTGAAAAAAGTTGTAACAAGATACATATACCAGATGTTTACAGGATTTTATGGTCTTGGCGTATTTGTTACCAAAATAAGTACCAAAATAATACTGGTAATCAGGAATTTTTTGTAAAACAGAAGCCAGTACTACCTTAACATGGTACTGAAGAGGATTTGCACGACCGTGGAGATCAAAAGGTTGACAGTAACTTTGCCCGGTCGTATTAGCATACAGTTTCTTCGCTTCGACTCTAAAATCCTCAAAAACTTTTGATTTATTAAATTTTTCTGTCAAAGTTATTTCAAACATATATTTGCCTTTAACTAATCTATCAAAACAAACAGATATTTTTGTGGTCCCCGTCTCCTCATAATGGGACAGTCTGTAACCATCACCATATTTAGTCACACCACGAATTATCTCAGTTGGAGCACGGGGTTTTTCATTTGTTGTACCTACTTTACTACTAATATAACTGTCTATGGCTCTATTAATTCTATCTACATCATAACCGAACTTGTAGATGACAGGTTTCGGCATTTTATTAAAATTGCAGGTGGGGATAGAACAGATAGACCTTAATATATTTAAACGATTTTTTACAAAAGATTTTTTAATTGGAATTAACTGGGCGTTGCCGTTACTGAGGATAATGACATCGTGGGGATTAAGACCTGGTGCAACCAATCTATTCCTAAAAGTCTTAGGAGAGCCGCGACCCGCCAGCGAATAGCTCATCGCGCTTGTTTGAGTCTTGTTCTGTCTTTTTACTCGCTTGATGGCTTTATTTGTTTTGTTTCCGTGTTTGTGGAGGTTGTGGTGTTGGTAGAAACTTCCTTTCACATTAACGGTGCTGGTGAGAGCAACGTTAGTTTGGTTGTCAGCGGCAACTAGTGACGACGACATAATTCCAAAAGAGTGTTGGGAAGAGTCTGATGGAAGGGTGTTGGAAATGTAGTTGGTAGTGGGAGTTCCTCTCTTATACCAAGGAAAATATTTC